ATAACGATATGCTGCGCATAAAAAGTTTTATGGAGAGCTCTCCATAAGACGTTGACGAATATCAAGACCTTGAAGGCTTTCCGTTTTCGGCTGTTATTGGAGCCTTTGACGACATCATTAATCTTGAAAGGGATTATATCAACCATGATTTGCCGACAAGGTTTGTCGTTGTTTCCCCTGTTATTGATCCCCGGCTAATTCAAAAGGCACGTGAAAAAGATTTCCCAATCAGCTTTTTAATGATCGACAATGATCGTTGCGCATATTGGAAAGCTTCAGACGATCAGCAATTTAGATTCTATAAAGAATAATGAAACTTGTCAAAACTTGTCAAAACTTGTCAAAATGAAGAAAAGACGATTATCAGAGAAGGAATTTTGGGCGATCCTTCGCAAGAATGCGGGGATTTACGCCCGCACGGCAAAGGCTATATATAACGAATACGGCATTGAATATTCACGTCAAGCCGTCCGGGATCGTGCCTTGAAAAAGCCTGAATTACTTGAAGACATCATTGAAGAAAGTCTTGATGTTGCAGAAGAAAGCCTTCGTTCACTTATGTTTTCGAAAAATGAAAGAATTCGATTTAATGCAATTGAATTTTTCCTTCGTACAAAAGGGCGTGAACGTGGGTATGTTGAAAAGTCAATTAACGAAGTCACCGGGAAAGACGGCAAAGATTTGTTGGCCAACCTTTCCGACGATGAACTTGACAAGAAGATCAAAGAACTTGAAAAGAAACTTGGTAAAAACGACTAGAGCAATGGGAATCAAAGCAAATTTTTCTTCAGATACAATTCGATCAAGATTTGAAAAGTTCTTGCAGGCGATCGAAAGGCAGCAAATTGAGAAACTTCAATACCTCGGTGAATTGTGTGTTAAACATGCAAAGCTTGTTCCGCCGGATGTTGGTTTTACTGATCAGACCGGGAATCTTCGTTCTTCAATCGGTTACATGGTTTTCAAAAATGGGGTTGCCATACATGAAGGCTATTCGCAAACTAAGGAAGGAAGTGAAGGAATCCGGGCGGGCCAAAGGCTTGCAAAGAAGGTCGGATCAAAGTTCCCCCAAGGCCTTGTATTAGTCGTAACAGCCGGAATGAATTACGCCGTTCATGTCGAATCCAAAGGTCATGACGTCCTTACTTCAGCCGAATCACTTGCAAGACAAGAATTGCCAAAGATGATCGAAAAAATGGTTTCAAATATTGGCAAAGCGGTCAATGATTAAGGGTTCTAACCGGATAAAGGATACATTCAAACGTTGAATATCAGCAATTTGAACACATTAAGATTTGATTTTGCACCACGTTTGCGCCACAAGTTAACGGTTTAAAGAAATGCTTGGGTAAAACAAGCTAAAAACATTAAAAACTTCAGATTATGAATAAAAGTCAGAATGAACGATTTAGAAGTGTACAAGACAAGTATAAACATCTTGAAAACACTCATTATTTGGTCGATGTATTAATCAGCCGCATTGAAGACCTTCTTGAAAAAGAAGCTCCAACCGCAACCGACGATATATTGCTTGCAAATGAAATTTTTCTATTGAAAAGCATTAGTAAATTGAGTATTGCCGAAAGTATTAGTCGAAATAAAAAGACTTGGTTCCAATGCTTAAAAAGTTTAATCACAAAAAAGTAAAGCCATGAATGTAGATCAGGGCGCAATGGATTTTGAAGCCGTAATGAACAACGATAAGTTCATAAAAGCTATTGACGAAGCTGAAAAGCGGGTCAAGGGTTTTTCTTCGTCAACCGTCGCCGAAGGTGAAAAGATTGACGATGCTTTCAAGATCACAGCCGAAAACATAAAGATACAAAAGGATGTTATTGCCGGGCTTGAATCCCAATTAAACAACTTAAACATTGAAATTTCGAAGTTGTCCCCCGGCAAGGCACAAGCGGAATTAAAGCAGCAAGCGGCCGAAGTTTCCGCCGAATTAAAAGCCGAAAAGGATGCTTTGAAATTTCTTGAATCGCAAGTTCAAGCAACTGAAAAGGCGCATGTTTCATTTCGTACCCAATTACGTAATGCACGTGAAGAACTTATTGCAATGGAACAAGCGGGCCTTCGTGGAACTGATGCTTATAACGCATTGCAACAAAAGGTCGGGGAACTAAAAGACGCAATGGACGACGCCCAACAACAAGCAAGCGTATTGGCAAACGATGAAAAGGGTTTTCAAGGTGTTGTTTCAGCCTTATCCGGTGTTACCGGGGCAATGTCAGCAGCACAAGGGGCCGTCGGACTTTTCGCCGGGGAAAATGAAAACTTGAACAAAATCATGTTGAAGGTTCAGTCCCTTATGGCAATAACGATCGGACTTCAGCAAGTTGCACAAACATTGAATAAAGATAGTTATTTCAGTGTTGTTTTATTAGCAAAAGGTAAAACTATGTTGGCGGCTGCAACAACGGGCCTTGCGTCCGCCCTTGGAATTTCAACGGTTGCCGCACAGGCTTTAATGGCAACACTAACTTTGGGTCTTTCCGTTGCAATTACGGCGGTTGCCGTTCTTATAACCAAGTTTATAGGAAAGTCAAATGAAGCCAAGAAAGCAACAGAAGAATTTAATAAGTCGGTTGTTGATTTGGCCGGGAAACCCGTTGCCACAATTCAAGAATTATCCGTTGCTTGGTCGCAATTGGGCGACAACATCAAAGCAAAGGAAAAATTTATCGAAGACAATTCCGAAAAGTTTAAATCCCTTGGTATTTCCGTTAAGAACGTGAAAGACGCCGAAGACCTTTTGATCAATAATAAGGGAAAGTTTATTGAATCCCTTGTTTTACGAGCCAAGGCAATGGCAACCGCCGAACTTGCCGCCGAAAAATACAAGGAAGCTATTCAAAAACAACTTGAACTTGAAAAAACCCCGGCAAAACTTAAAAAGACCCGGACGATCACCGACCCCGAACTTGGTACGGCTTTATATTCTTATGACTATGAAGTTGACAATAAGGATTATTCAAAGCTAAAGTCAGAAAAAGACAAGCTTGAAAAAGAAGGTCTTGACCTGTTTAAAAAATCAGCCGAATTTTCAGTACAAGAAAAAAAGATTTTAAAGGAAATTGGCGTTTCTTCAAATAACATTACTAAAGGCAGCATTACGGCCCTTGAAGATAATATTTCAAAACTAAAAGCAAAATATAAAGATGCTGCAAATAGTTCTGAAAGGTCTAATTTATTAAAGCAAATAAAGTCTGAAGAAAAGATACTTAAAAAGATGGATTTGCTTGATAATCAACCAAAAACAACAACTTTCAAAGAAACACTTGATAAAAAAAAGCAGCAATATCAAGAATATTTTAAATGGGTAAATTCGAATGATCCTATATTGAAAAAAGCGGCTGATTCTCAATTTTCAGGGATGCTAAAACAAGGCAAATCTTTCTTGGAATATTTGAAAAATCAACGTGATAAACTTCTTTCCGTGTCTGATCAAACGGCAACCCAAAAGACCCAATTGAAAACGATCAATGATATGATCGCTGAAGAAACAAAGAAAACAGCCTTACAAGATTTTGAATCCGCACTTCAGAAGCAAATGAGTTCAGCGACTTCCGTTCTTCAGATGCTTGATATTATTTCTAAAAAGCGCAAGGAATTATCCGGGGACGGATCAGACCTCGACACCGGGAAAAAGGAAATACTTGACAAGGCTGATCAGAGTGCGCAAGAACAAGCCCAAGAAGAAACAAACAAGCTAATCGAAGATTATGCTTCATATTTAACAAGAAAGCTTCAGTTGCAACAAAAGTACACCGACGATATGATCTTGCTTGAAAAACGCCTGAAAGAAGCCCAAGACGCAAATAATCCTGAAAACGTTGCCAAGATTCAAGGTGCAATCAGCAACCGAAAGGAACAATATGCAAAAGATAGCAAGTTATCGGGTGATTCTGATTATGATGCAATGGTTGTACAATACCGGAATTTTGAGCAAAAAAAGCAAGCTATCATTGACGAATTTGACGAAAAAAGGAAAAAGGCCCAAGAACATGGGAACACTCAATTAGTTGAAGAACTTAATAAAGCGCAAGCCAAGGCCCTTTCTTCTTTGGCAAGTGACGAACTTATGAAGTCGGCCGATTGGAATAAACTGTTTGGCGATCTTGATTCGGTTGCTACAAGTGAAATCGAAAAACTAATCGCACTAATAGAAAAGAATGAAGTTTCCCTTGGTGTTAAACTTTCGCCTGAAGATTTAAAAGCCGTAAAGGATAAATTGCAAGAAGCAAAGAAGGAAGTTGAAACAAGAAATCCATTTAAGGCCCTTGTAAATGGGATCAAGGAATATTCTTCAGCTACGGACGACGAAAGCAAAAAGAAGTCTTTTAAAAAGATGTTTGAAGGGGCTTCGTCTTCGATCGACCTTGTCAAAGGGGCCTTTGATTCAGTTGTTGGCGGTCTTGATAAAATGGGTGTTTCGATGGACGATCAGACAAAGGCCGTCTTGAATGACATATCCGGGATTGCGCAAGGTGCGTCAACTTTGGCCCAAGGTATCGCAACCGGGAATCCCCTTGCTATTATACAAGGATCAATTGATATTATTTCAAATGGTATTGACTTGATTTGGGGTTCTAAGGATCGCAAGCTTGAAAAGCAGATCAATCAGCATAAAGAAGCGGTTGAAGCATTAACCGACGCTTATTCAGACCTTGAACGGGCCGTTGATAAAGCCCTTGGCGGGGACACATACAAGAATCAAAAACAGATGATCGCCAACCTTCAAGAACAACGAGCGAATTATCTTGAAATGATCCGTCTTGAAGAAGACAAGAAGAAAACCGACAAGGACAAGATCAAAGAGTATGAAAACGCTTACAAAGAAGCGGGACAAACTATTGAAGACGTTCTTGAAGAAATATCGCAAGACATTCTTCAGACTAATGCGAAAGATTTTGCCGATCAGTTGGGCGATGCTATTGTCGAAGCGTTCGGAAAGGGTGAAGATGCTGCAACCGCCTTCGGTGATACCGTCAACGATATAATGAAAAATGCCATTCTAAACCAATTGAAAAAAAACTTCTTGGAAAAGCAGTTGGCCCCGATCTTAAAGCAGCTTGAAGATGATATGGGTTATTGGAATGGTAACAATTTCGTTTTCGATGGTTTGACAGAGGAAGAACAAGCAAGGTTCAAAGCGCAAATTGCCGCTCTTGGTCAAAATTTCAATTCAGCCCTTGGGACTTATGGGGACTTATTCAAAGACCTCGCCGATGAAGTTGACGACAGTTCTTTATCCGGCGGAATCAAAGGAGTATCAGAAGAAACAGCAAGTAAATTAAGCGGCCAAATTAACGCAATGCGTATCAATCAAGCCGAATCATTAACCGTGTTGCGAAATCAACTTATGGTATTGAATCAAATTGCGGCTAATACGTCATATAACAAAAATCTTGTTGATATACGCAACGACATAAGGGATATAAAAAATAATAACAACAATCTAAGGTCGGACGGCTTTGAATAAGGGGTTCTATCCGATCATTGGGTATATATATAAACTGATTATCAGACACATAAATAAGATTATAGTAATTTTTGCACCACGTTTGCACCTATTCTATTACTTATTTATTCAAATTCAAATAAAATGGATCAAATTATAATCACACATTTAGACGGTTCAACGTTTCCCCTTCAGTCAAGGGGAAACACAAGCCGTATTACAAGGGCGACGCAAACGGTTCAATTATTAGGCAATGACACCATCGACATAACAATCGAATCCGCCGCAAGAATGATCTTTTCGATTGGCGACAAAATCACCATAATTGGCCGGGATTACACCTTGAATATTCCGGCAAAAGAAAGGAAAGTTTCGGAAAATCATTTTCAATATGATTTGCAATTCGAAGGGGTTCAATATGATCTTATGCGGGCTTCTTATAACGTGAATATTGATACAACCGGATCAGATGTTCAAGGCGATTCTTTAACGGGCGATATGAAGCGATTCTTGGATGTCCTGATCGCAAACATTTCCCGGATATTTCCCGGAAAGTGGGTTCTTGGAACATATCCGGTCGACACCGAAGCAATGACATTGACTTTTGGTGAAACAGACAATTGCCTTTCAGTTCTTCAAACTCTTTGCGGAAAGTTCAATCAGGAATTCGATATTGCAATTAATTCAAACGGAACCCGAACAATCAATATCGGTCAAGCCGGGAAAACATTCGGTTTCACTTTTCAATATGGCAGGGGTCGGGGAATCTATGATCTTACAAGGGAAAAGGTTTCTTCTTCCAACATTGTAACCCGGTTAAATGTGTTTGGATCAACAAAGAATATCACTTCAAAGTATCGTTCTACTAAGCTATTGTTGCCCGGTAAAATCAAGGCGTTAAGCTTCATTGAAGACACCGCCGCAATTTCAAAATATGGAGTTTGGGAAAATACAAAAAATTTTGATAGTATATTCCCGCATCGTACCGGGGTTGTTTCGGCCCTTGGTGATTCCGTCTTGAAGTTTGTTGATTCTTCAATGTCATTCGATTTGAATGAAAAAGAAGCGGACGGCGTAACAACTAAATACCTTCTTTCAGGAACGGCCGCAAAGGTTCATTTCAATACCGGAAAATTGGCCGGATATGAATTCGACATTCATTCTTATGATCATGCAACAAAAACCTTCAAAATAAAAAGTCAAACAGACGAAAACGATTATACATTCCCGTCTGAAACTTCTTCAGCCTTTCAAATTGGGGTTGGCGATGAATATGTTTTGTTGGATATTGCTTTGCCGCAATCCTACATTGATACAGCCGAAGCCGAATTATTGGCCGCCGGAACGGAATATCTTGCGCAAAATTGTCAGCCAAAAGTCCAATACTCATTAACGGTTGACAAATTCTTTCTTGCAAGTATAGTCGGGGCCGATGCTGAATCGAATATATTTTGGGTTGGTGATTATATTCCAATTAAAGACGCCGACATTGATGTTGATAAATTAATCAGAATCAAAGGTTTCACCCGTGATCTTTTAACGGATTATTCGTATAACCTTACCATTTCCGATTTGTCAGTCACTAAATCGGCTTACAATCGCATAATATCCGACCTGATTGACATTGATAAAATTATCACGATCAATAACCTGAAAGACCCGGCAAGGGCAAGGCGTAATTATTTGAATGCGCAAGAAGTTCTCGGAATGGTATTTGACCCTGAAGGCGATTATTATACTGATAAAATCAAGCCGGAATCGGTTGATACTGTTATGTTGTCCGTTGGGGCCAAATCAATGCAATTCGGTCTTGTTGGCACTGTTTTTCAACCTAATTACGGGGGCAATAAAAACAGAATCGTTTATAAAGGCGGGATATTAACGCATTATGCCATTGTTGACGCAAATAAAGTTCCCCGGTCTTGGACGCTTACCGACGGCGATCAAACATTATTAAGCGACGGACAAGCGTACTATATTTACGCAAAATGTGAAAAAGCGGGATCAGGCGGTTCAATCCTTTTTTCAACGTCGCAAATAACAGTTGAAAGCGATCCTTCTTATTATCATTTTTGGATTGGCGTTATCAATTCGGTTGATGCTTCATTCAATACCCGATCAATTGCCTTGACCTATGGATTCACAACCATAAACGGGCGTTATGTTAAGACCGGACGTGTTGAATCAGCCGATGGAACAACATACTTCGATCTTGATAATTCGGAGATAGGCGGACGAATTGTTTTCACAGCCAACGGACAAGAAAAAACGCTTGAAGAATTGGGCCAAGAAGCACTTGACACAAAGAACTATGTCGATAATACATTGCAGGGTATAATATCAGACATTCAAGCACAACTTGACGGGCAAATCGAACAATTCTTTTATACCTATGATCCGACAACGACAAATATTCCGGCTTCAGATTGGACGACAACAGAACTTAAAGAAGCACACCTTGGCGATTTATTTTATAATACTTCAACCGGGAAAGTCTTTCGTTGGATCAAGAACGGAACCGTTTATTCGTGGGCTGAATTGTCAGACGCCGAAGTTGCGCAAGCTCTTTCAATTGCTAATGATGCTTTGGCCCTTGCAAAAACCAAGCGTCGTATTTTCACAACAACCCCGACGACGCCCTATGAAGTAGGCGACCTTTGGGTTCAAGGTACTTCGGGTGATATAATGCGTTGCATAACAACCCGAACAAGTGGATCATATTCGTCAAGTGATTGGGAAAAAGCTTCGCAATATACTTCAGACGCCGCCCTGAACACTTTTATAGCAGGTGCATACGCTGATCAGGTGACTTCATTCAGTAATCAGATTGACGGTAAAATCGAATCTTGGTTTCAAGATTCAGACCCGGCGGCCGCATGGACTACAAACGACCTAAAAGCAAAGCATGTCGGTGATATGTGGTATAGCGCAACGGCCCAATTACTGAAAAGGTATTCCACAAGTTACACTTGGATCACTATTGAAGATAAAAAAGCGGTCGATGCTTATGCTTTGGCCGGGACGGCTAAAGATACGGCCGACGGCAAACGACGGGTGTTTATAACGACACCAACGGTTCCTTATGATATTGGGGATTTGTGGACGGACGGAACCAATTTGCGACGTTGTGCGACGGCAAAAACAGCTTCACAATCATACAATGTAAATGATTGGGTTCTTGCTACAACTTACGACAATACCAAGACAACAATTGACGGGGGTATTGTAACGTCCGGGACTATTCAGGTTGCCGGGGATCAGGCTTCAATACTTGCCGGGATCACGGGCCAAGGAACAACCGCCGAATCTGTTAGATTTTGGGCCGGGGCTTCTTTTGAAAATCGCACTACGGCCCCTTATCGGGTTTTGCAAGATGGATCGGTTGTGATGTCAAAGGCAACCGTTGAAGGTATTATCAAAGCAATATCCGGGACGATTGGCGGTTTTGAAATCGGAACCGGGCGAATAGGTGTTGAACAAGATGCAAACGGCTTGTCAATATTGGCTTCCTTGATGAAGTTTTCGGATGCAAACACATGGGTTGGTATCGGAACTAATGTTTTGCCCGCAACAAGTGGTATGCGTGCCGTTGGCCGCTTTGAAAATAATGAAAAGCAAGGTTACTATGTTACAAGATCAAGGATTGACACCTATTATTCTGAATCCGAATGGATCAACGCCGGATCGCCGGAACCTTCACAATTCTATTATGATGAATTCGACAACTTGGAACGTATCGAAGTTACCGTTTATTATCAAGAATGGGTTACAATGCCTTATTCAAAGGGGTACGGTATAATTGCCAATGCTGAAGGATCACAAGAAAATATTGCCTTTGAAGCAATCAAAGGATCAATAAAAGCCATGTACGGCGGTGTTGTTTCATGGAATGACAAATACATTGGTACGGCTTATACCGATTCACTTGAATTGTATATCAGTCAAACAAACCATTTTGTTTTCACTTCGATCGGTTCTTCCTTGTTGAACGTGCGATTGCCCGCTTCGTCTTTTATCACTGCGAACACGTCCGGGAATGTGTCTTTCTTGCTGACAATTGCAATCGGATATTATGCTTCGAATACAATTAGATTAACAAGTGTGACAAACGGACAACTACGGGATAACAACGGAAATGCAGTGTCTTATATCGACATGGCAAAGGGCGACACTATTACATTGTGCTATAATAGTGGAAACTATTACATAATGTCAAGAATGAACTAAAAACGGGGTTCTATCCCATTAATGGATATACATATATATTGAATATCAAATAATTAGGCGCAAACAAAGGCTAATTTGCACCACGTTTGCGCCACAAACAAAGATTAAGTCACTTTTAAACAGTTTATTTTATGGAAAATGAAGAATTGAAAAAGACAATGTCTGACAGTGTTCAAGGATGGATAAAAGACAAGAAAGAAGGTCGCCTTGGCGGAAAAGACTTGCACGGGAAAACCCCTTTTAATCCTAATCCACAAAAACAGGATCAGGGGCCGACAACTTTAAATGGAGTATTAACAGGTAAAACAATTTAAAAACATGAAAAAGATTCTTATTTCAGAAAACAATGAAAAGGCCAACGCCTTCATTTCAGAACTTGAAAATATTTATTTAGCATCAGTCAGCACGGTTTATATAAAGATTCAAGCGTTGGGCGTTGAAATACCTTCAAAGAAATTCTTGTTTGACGTTATCCGGGGCGATATGAAAGCACTTCAGGCAAAGTATGAAGACTTGATCAAACCGGATATTGAAACATTCAAATCGCCAATTGCACAGGCCCAAACGAAGAAAGCATTTGACGAAAGGATGGACGAAATTCGCAAAACGGTTGAGGCTTTGTTCTTTTCCGAAAAAGAAATCAGCAACCGCCGATTGAATGACAAATACTTCGAACAATTTATTGATATTGACGAATCGGGCAAACCCTATATTTCAGACGAAACAATAGCTTCCATTGAAGAAAGTTTCAAGGAATATATTGACAGTGCAGAAGGTGAAAAGGTTTATAACATGCAGCAATCAGCCGCAAAGGCCCTTGATGATTTTTTGGGGGCCTTATACAAAGCCAAATTGGAACATGGAATCAATCTAGCCCCAAAGCTTTTCTTGATGAAGCATTTCAATCTTGTTGAAGAAAAAGGACGTTATCGAGTTTCAGCCGAACCGATGGACTATAATTCAAACGATTAATAGTTTACTTTCAATGCGATTGCAAAGCCTAAAGCAATGCAATCGCATTATTAAAACCCTAAGAATAAATATGAATGTTTTAATTGTTGGTGATCCAAACGATCCATTGATTGATCAAAAGCACAAGGCCGCCGAATCTGAATTGAAAAAGCGTTTATTCACTTCAGTTGGATTTTGCAGGCATCAAGCAACCAATCAAATGGAATATTTCATTTTAAACACCATAATGATAAACCAATGTGAAACGGTTTATCTCCTTGAAGGTTGGTTGAATAGTGCGGGGGCAGTTCGATTTAAAAAACTTGCCGAAGATTTCGGGTTGAAGATCATATATTCGCTGAATGAATATTGGACGAAAATTTTGAATGACATTACAGAGATCAGCAATGCCATTGAATGCGTTTTCGGCTTTAGCTATAGCAAGTTTACGTCAAAAAGCAGGGAGCGAAATTATTATTATGCACGTTTAATTTTTTTCGGTCTTTGTCGAAAGCATGGTTATTCACTAGATTTAATTGCCATGTTATTAAACCGGGATCACACAACAGCTTTCCGTTTAAACCAAAATTTCGATGATGAATTGAAATTTAATCAAAATTTTAAGTCCTTAAATGAAAAAGTTTTGGCTGTTTTCAACAACAATAAACCGGGGCATTTTTTGTCAGAAAAAGAGTGTGCATTGATCATCAACAAGTTACGCAATAATCAAATCTAAACCGTGTATCACTGAAATACACAAGTCATTGATACACAGCACAAAAGTAATAAAATAATTCAAAATCAACGTTGTTTTTGAAGAAATATTCATCGAACTTTGCAGTATTAAATTATTAAAAAATGATTTTTAGTTATGGATAAAAAGAACTTATCGCAAAATGTGATCGTTGATCAGTACAAGAATGAATTAGTTGAATTATGCAAAAGTTTCGATTCAGAATCGCAAGCCGCAACCCCTGTTAGCTCTTTAGTAGGTGTCTTGAATCATTATATCAGTGACACAGAATTGAATCAACATCATATTGTTGAAGTTACAAGTAACTTGACAAGGGTTATCGCCTTCTTGACTTCCACGTGTGAACTTGCAAGACATATTTCGGAAATTGAACAATAATATTATGGGAAACCTGACATTGCCATTAACCGAAAGGGAATATCGGAACGCATTGCTTGACGCCGCCGAAATGGGTGCGCAAAAAGCATTGATCGAAGCCGGGGTGTTGAAGCCTTATTTGAAATTACGTGAAGCGCAAAGGAAGTACGGTGAAGCCATTGTAAACAGATGGATAAAAGAAGGGCTTATAAACCCAATCAAAGACGGAAACCGAAACGCAAGCGTGAGAATAGACCGAATGCAGATTGAAGCAATCGCAAAGACTTGCAACCGGGCCAACTACTTGACAACTGAAGAAAGGCTTTAAATCCGCCTTTAATCTTGAATGAACACAACAAGTATATTTCATTATTAACATTTAATTAATTATCGTATGGAAACAAAGATTATTGAAAAAGTAGACATGATCCTTAATGATTTCGGCAACGAAGGCATTAAACAACAAATTGACTTAATGTTTTCAAATAGTTTGTCGGGGTCTTTTGGCGTCGATGGTGAAACGATTGAAATGCGTTATATTCTAGTAAAGGCCTTGATTGATTTGTTTGAAACAATGGCAAAAGAAAGGGCCGCCCTTATTAAAAACGCTGAATAACCCGACTTATTCAGAAATAGCCGCAACAAGTCGTCAAGCGCAACATTGACGGCTTTTTTTTTATGCTTAACCATCAAGTCAAAACTTGTTTTGACATATATCTATGCTAATAGATATTATATATTTTCTTTCCTTTCCTTTTCTTTCCTTTATATGTAAACCGACTTGCATTGCAATTGGTGAGCAAAAGTAATGCAATTGCATAGAAGATCGTTAATATATTCAATAGAACTATTGTTTGATAATTAGTGCAATAAAATTGGAATGAATTGATTGCAAGAATAGATCGAAAGACATATCTTTGTTATACGATCAAAGCGATCGTCCAGTCAATGCTTATGCTGACAGATGTTTTGCGACCATCTGAAGTATTAAATTAAAGCCCGGCAAGTTCTATTTGCGGGGCTTTGTTTTTATCAAGTGGTGCAATTGTGGTGCAAATTTAAAAAGAAAAGCCTGTAAATACTTGATTTACAGGCTTATTTCTTTCTTAAAAGTACCCAGAGCCGGTTTTGACAAGCCCAAAATAAGGGAAACAGATAAGATTGAAAAATAACGGTATTTATTTGATATTTAGTAGTTAACGATTGAATCTGATTGATTGTGTTTGGATGCTATTTGAGTACTTTTCCAAAAATGCGGACAAATTGCGGACACGGAGATCCTGTTTTTTCGAGGAATAATCTTACCTTTGAAGAAATGTTTTTTACTATGGCTCAGACAAATTATTATTTAGGTAAAGCGGTTAATAGTGCAGGAGAATCGGAAATAAACTTGCGACTATACGTGTCTCGGGATATTCGTATTCGGGCAACTTCCGGCATTTGGGTTGACCGCAAGCGTTGGGGAAAGAAAAATGACATAAATATTCCTTTAATACAGGGAGAAGAAAGAGAGCTGTTAATTGAAAAACGCTCTAAACTCAAAGCTCTGACCGATTATCTCGAAAATATAATAAACACAAGCGAGGACAAGAATACAATAGATAGACCTTTCATTGAAAAACAAATAAAGAAGTTTCATAAGCCTACTCGCAAATCTGTTGCTCCAACTGAAGAATCCTTCTTTGATGTGATGGGAAAATATCTTTCCACTCACAAATTATCCGTAGCACGCCAAAAGAATTTCAAAGTAATAATGCGAAGTTTACGCCGTTTTGAGTTATTCAAGAAAAAAGAAGGACATAGAGGATTTAAGATGTCATTCGTCAACTTATCAGTAGATATGTTACACCAGATTGAGGACTTTCTTGGTAACGAAAAAGATGCGTTCCTGAAATACCCTGATATTTACGAAGAGATTCCATATTCGACTAAAGTAGCGGTTAAAACACCAAAAAGAAAACGTCCACCTCGGCTGGATGAGAACGGTAATGAAATTCCTAAAGGTATGCCTAAGCCTCGTGGACAAAATTCAGTCGCAGATATGATGCTCCGCTTCCGCAGTTTCATTATTTGGGCAAATGATAACGGGTATACATCCAATAATCCGTTCAAACATTTTACTATCGGAGAAATCGTTTACGGGACACCCATATATATTACTAATAGGGAGCGGAACAGGCTTTTGGAAACTGATTTGTCCGATAACAAAGAATTGGAAACCCAGCGTGATATTTTTGTTTTTCAATGTTTAATAGGCTGTCGGGTCAGTGATTTGTATAAAATGACTTATAAAAGTATTATCGATGGCGCTATTGAATATATTCCGAGAAAAACAAAAGAAGATAGGGCGATAACAGTTCGTGTACCGTTAAATGATACAGCCAAACGACTAATAGCCAAGTATGAGGATTATGAAAGAGGAAGTCTTTTCCCATTCAATACGGAGCAGGACTATAATCGCAAAATAAAAGAAGCCTTTAAGAGAGCCGGACTTGACCGTATGGTTACGGTTCTTGACCAACAAACCCGTGAGGAAATTCAAAAACCTTTATACGAGGTGGCTTCCTCTCACATGGCGAGACGCAGTTTCATTGGGAATATCTATAAAAAAGTCAAAGATCCGAATCTGGTAGGAGCTTTAAGTGGCCATAAAGAGGGTAGTAAAGTTTTTGCACGATACCGGACTATTGATGACGACATGAAAAAAGAATTAATAGGGATGTTGGAATAAATCAGTACATTTGTAGAATATAGGATGCGCCTCGGGCAAGTTCAACAAGTCAGTTGTTTTCTACGCTCGACATAGTCAAAACTCGTTTTGCCTCTGTGCTCGCTTATCGAAAACATTCAAGCGAGCTTGCCTTTCCTCTCGGCTTTTACTATATTTGTTTTAAACTTCAGAACGTAACATGATTACAAAAGATGAAATAAGAGCCCTGTTGAAAGATATTGAAAACGAACGTGTAGAAAGAACAATATCAACAAAAGATACCGATAAATTTGCAAGGGCTGTTTGTGCCTTTGCAAATGACCTGCCCAACAAACGACTTCCGGGTTATCTCATTATCGGAGCTTACGATGACGGTTCATTGAACGGGTTAAAGGTGACGGATGAGCTGTTAAGAAATTTGGCCGGATTACGTTCTGATGGAAACATATTACCTCAACCGGCACTAATGGTCGAAAAGTTTTCATTTCCCGATGGCGATATCGCCGTTGTCGAAGTAAAACCGAGCAAGAATACTCCCGTGAAATATAAAGGAACGGTGTATATCCGTATCGGGCCGAGACGAGGAGAAGCAAATGACGAAGAATTAAGAATTCTTCGTGAAAAAAGCGAAGTAAAATCACAAACATTCGATACTACTCCGTGTTTGCATACCACCATTGATGATTTGGATCTGGATCTATTCAAATCTGAATATCTACCCAAAATGGTAAGCGCTAACATATTAGAAGGAGATAAACGGGGGATTAAGCAACAATTGGCATCCTTAAAGTTGTTTGATCCGGCACAAGACTGCCCGACTGTTGCCGGCATCCTACTCATTGGAAAAGATCCTTCGCATATTCTTTTTGGTGCGTATATACAGTATGTCGAATTTGCCGGAAAAAGTATAACCTCTAAAGTGATAAATGAAAGACAGTTTTCGGGAAACCTTATCACGATATTAAAGGAGATAGACTACTTCATCAAATATACAATTCAGAAGCAACGTCCGGTATTTGTTACGGTTTTACGGGAAGAAATGAAAATCAATTATCCGTATGAAGCAATAAGAGAGTTGGCTATGAATCTCATCATGCACCGTACGTATGAGACGAATGCTCCGGCCCGATTTTATGAATATTCCGACCGGATTGTGATGGATAATCCGGGTGGACTTTATGGTAAAGTACAACCGGAAAATTTCCCTCATGTAAATGATTATCGCAATCCTGTTATTGCTGAAGCGATGAAAGTTCTTGGATATGTAAACCGTTTCAACAGGGGAATAAGTATGGTACAGGAACAGCTTGACACAAACAAAAACGGCTTGGCTCTGTTTGACTTTAAAGATATTACCACATTCAAGGTAACGGTGATGAGTGCCGACCCTAAACCGGAAGGAGAAGTAAGTGGTGCAGATGGTATAGAAAGTGGTACAGAAAATAAGCCTGTAGGTGTCGGAGAAACGTCGGAGAAACGTCGGAGAAATGTCGGAGAAGACAATGAAGCAGAAAAGAGTATGGGTGAAGCAGAAAATGAAGCAATAAGTGAAGCAGAAAATGAAGCAATAAAAATAACCTTGAGGCAAGCGAAGATTCTTCAACTAATTAGAGAAGATAATAGTTTGTCAAGAGAAGCCATATCTAAACAATTAGAAGTGAGCGATTCGTCTGTATATCGCGACATTGAGAAACTGAAAAAAATTGGGAGACTTGAACGTATTGGAGGAAACAAAGGCGGTTACTGGAAAATAAAGTAATTCTACAGTCATGGATTATCGTAAAATCAATAGCCATATCATTCTACTACTGATAGTTTCTATTGTCGGTTTGATAATAGCTATGGTTGGAAGATTGGTTGTCTTTGATAAAGGAGTTGATACAGGTACGGCAAACCTGATCTTCTTGATAATCCTTGGTGTATGTGGTATTGCATATCTGATTATTCTGGCAACATTGTCCCATGTTATTGTTCCGTGGGTTATGAAAAAGTTGCCGAATAAAAAGAGACCTGCAATAGTCATCACAGATGATAATGTTTCCAATGAAGAAAAAAGAATACAGAAACCATCCATAGAAGATATAAGGAAAGATGCCGAAAAACGTCATATCGAAAAGCAAAACGCCAAAATTAATCTCTTCATTGAATATTCGCATATAGCGATGGCTCCTTATATAACGGACGACGAATTGTTAAGGCTCGACAAGTACATCGAGTATTATGCAAGAGAAAAGCCTTTACCCGATAATCTCATCCCGATCAAACCCAATAAGTTAAAAAATCCCGATATGTTTCATTTCGGTTGGAACATGGCGCATTATTTCGACCATAAGAAACAAGATGTCGTTCCGTGGCTTCAGCAAGTTTTCGTCGATTTGCAAGATCTTGAATATTCCTATGTAAAAGGCAAACTTCACGACTATCAAACCAAGAAACATATCATACCCAATATTGATGATATTCCCAAATATTTAGCGGAACACAATAAGTAAAAACATTCATTTTCGGAGATAATGGAGAGATTTTCGGTAACTACTCAGGTACCCTTTTCCT